CAGGATGCTGAAGGCGCGGCGCTAGATCGTTTGATTGCAGCCCTGCTAGCCAAGGCTCAAGAGGGCGATGTGCCGGCAATCCGTGAAGTGATGGATCGAGTTGAAGGCAAGGTGCCTCAGGCCATCGAGAATAGTGAAGACGGCCCGCTGGAACTGATCCACAGAATCGAGCGCGTGATTGTCGATCCTCAAAATCGAGACGGCTAGGGCATTCCAGCCGCTACTGCAGCCAGCCCGTTACAAGGGCGCTTGGGGTGGCCGCGGCTCAGGTAAGTCGCACTTCTTCGGCGAGTTCCTGTGTGAGGAGTGCCAAGCCACCAAGGGTACGCTGGCAGTCTGTATCCGCGAAGTTCAAAAGACGCTGGCGCAGTCATCGAAGCGGCTGATCGAGAGCAAGATTGAGGCGCTTGGGCTCGGTTCTGGGTTCAAGGTCTTCAACGACAAGATATCGACCCCCGGAGATGGGCTGATCATCTTCCAGGGCATGCAGGACCACAGCGCCGAATCGATCAAGTCGCTGGAAGGCTTCCGGATAGCCTGGATCGAGGAAGCGCAGACGCTTTCGGCGCGTTCTCTGTCGCTGCTCCGACCGACGATCCGCGCTGAAGGCTCCGAGATCTGGGCGAGCTGGAATCCGACAAGGAAGCAAGACGCAATCGACGGCTTCTTCCGGGGCCCGCAGGGCGCGCCTAAGGGCTCCATCGTTGTCAAAGCCAATTGGCGTGACAATCCATGGTGGACCGATGTTCTGGAAGGCGAGCGGCTCCTAGAGCTGGAGCGCTACCCAGAGCGCTACGACCACACCTATGAGGGCGACTACGCTAGGGCTTTCGAGGGAGCTTACTTCGCCAGCCTGCTCTCAGAGGCCAAGCGCAAGGGCAGGATAGGCGTTGTAGAGGCCGACCCGCTATTACCGATCCGAGCCTTCCACGACATCGGCGGCTCTGGCGCCACGGCTGACGCCTACACGATCTGGATTGTCCAGTGGGTCGGAGAGCAGATCAAGGTTTTGGACTATTACGAGTCGATCGGGCAGGTGCTCGCCTATCACGTCAACTGGATGCGTGAGCGCGGGTATGAGAAGGTCATCAACTATTTCCCCCATGACGGGGTGAACGACAACAACATCACCGGCAAGCGGTACTGGGATCACTGGGCTGAGGCTGGCTTCAAGTGCGAGCCGCCGATCCCGAACCAAGGTCGCGGCGCTGCCTCCATGCGTATCGAGGCTGTCCGCCGGCTTGGCCCGAAGATGTGGTTCAACGAAACAACGACGGAAGATGGGCGCCAGGCGCTGGGCTTCTACCACGAAAAGAAAGACGAAACGCGGAATGTTGGTCTCGGTCCTGATCATGATTGGTCGTCGCATGCTGCGGACGCGTTCGGCCTGATGGCGATCTGTTATCAGGCGCCGGCAGGCAGCGCGAACTTCAATCGTGTCATCCAGTACCCAGGCATGGGTTATGCCTGAGGTTCGCTCCGTCATTGCGCAGATTCGACCAGCGGGGCCGGGCGAAACAGGCCAGATCACCACCGGCTTCTATGTCATCGAGGATGGCGTGCTGACCATGACCCGCCCGAATGGCGAGCCGGTGGACGAGGTTCGCTATCGCCATGCGCTCACCCCCGCGGACGATGAGAAAAGAATTGCAGCGGTGTTCACGAAAGAGATTCGCAAAGAAATGCTAGGCGAAGTGGTTCCGGGCTTCTCCCGGCATCTTAGCTACCCGAACGCGGGCTTAGCCTGATGGCCAAGATGTCGCTCGACTCGCTGAAGGCGCTGCTCAATTCCGAGAAGGCCGCAGCAATGTCAGCCATGCAGTCGGCAAAGCTCTCGACCGAGCGCGAAGACGCAATGCACTATTACCTCGGCGATATGTCCAAGGACATGCCGGCACAGCCTGGACGTTCTTCTACGGTCTCGACGGACGTAGCTGACACCGTCGAGGGCCTGCTGCCCCAATTGATGGACATTTTCGCCGGGTCTGACGAAGTTGTCAGGTTCGAACCCGTTGGACCGGAAGACGAAGAAGCGGCCCAGCAGGAAAGCGATTACGTCAACCACGTCTTCATGCAGCAGAATCCAGGCTTCATGATCCTGTACTCGTTCCTGAAGGACGGCTTGCTGCAAAAGAACGGTTTTGTGAAGGTATTCTGGGAGGAATACGAGCAGGAGGAAAAGGAGACCTATATCGGGCTGTCTCCTGACCAGTTTGCCATGCTGGCCAACGATGTTTTGCAGTCAAATGGCGGTCTCGAGATCATCGAGCACACCATGAATACCGGCGAGCCTGAGAAGGCGGCCTATTGATGGATGCCATGACGCCTCCTGATATGGCCCAGCAGATGCCGGCGGTAATGGCGCCCGTCACGCATGACGTAAAGCTGCTGCGAACTCGCAAGGTCAAGAAGGCGCGGGTTATTTCGCTCCCGCCGGAAGAGTTCGGCATTGAGCGTGGTGCGCGGACGATCGCGGAGAGCAATTACTGCTTTCACCGCATCCCGACGCATACCGAAGGCTCGCTGATCGCTCAGGGCTATAACGCCGAGGAAGTCAAGAAGCTCCCGACATATGCCTTCACGGACACCACTGAGCAGCTAGCCCGCGATACCGTAGACGAGGAAATGTGGGCATCTGGCGATGATGCCAATCGGGCAGCGCGGCCCGTGGAGATCATCGAGCACTACATCTGGATGGATTACGAGGGCAACAATAAGCCCTGCCTGTACAAGGTTACAACGGGCTCTCAGGGCAATGTCCTGACCAAAGACGGCGAGCCGGATGTTGAAGAGTTTGACGCGATGCCGTTTGCGTCGGCTACCCCGGTTCCGATCCCGCATCGGTTTTTCGGGCGCTCGATCGCCGATCTCGTCATGCCGGCGCAGCGAGAGAAGACGGCGCTAAAGCGGGGCGCGCTGGATAACCTCTACCTCCACAACAACCCGAGGGTGGAAGTTGCAGAAGCCAACGCTGGTCCTAATACTCTTGATGACCTCTTGGTTTCTCGGCCCGGCGGCGTTGTACGTACTAAGACTGCTGGCGGGCTGAACTGGCAGGTTGTCCCTGACATCACCGGGTCTGTTTACCCGATGATGCAATATATCGATGCCGAGCTCGAGGCCCGCACCGGACTTTCCAAGCAATCGCAGGGTATCGACGCCAATGCCCTGCAGAACCAGAGCGCCACAGCGGTAGCTCAGGTGTTCTCGGCCTCCCAGCTTCGCGTCAAGCTGATTGCGCGTGCGATGGCTGAGGGTGTGCGGGACATCTTCTCGCTGCTGCACATGACTATTCGCAAGCATGGTCAGGAAGCGCAGACAGTTCGGCTCCGCAACAGTTGGACGCAGGTTGACCCCCGCCAGTGGAAAACCCGCGAAGACATGACCATTCATGTCGGTCTCGGAACAGGCGGCAAGGCTCAGCAATTCGCGCAGATCATGGCGCTTGGCAATTTCCAGAAGGAATTGCTGCTTGGCGGCAAGTCAAACCTGGTGGACGACAAGGCGCTGTACAATACCGGCGCCGAACTGATCAAGATCATGGGCCACAAGAACCCCGACAAGTTCTTGAATGACCCTGACGCGAAAGACCCGCAGACCGGGCAGCCGTTGCACCCGCCTGTGCCGCCGCCACCTGATCCGGCCTTGCTCAAGGTGCAGGCTGATACGCAGATCAAGCAGGCCGAGCTGCAGCAGCGTGACAAGGAGATCATGGCCAACGCCCAGATTGCCCAGCAGGCGGACGAGCGCAAGGCCCAGATTGAAAGCGTGCAGGCGCAGGCTGATATCGCCACCGAGCAGCGCAAGCTTGAGGGCGAAATGGCGCTGGCTCAACAGAAATTCGAGCTCGAGCGTGAGCTGAAGCTAATGGACTTCCAGCTTAAGAAGCAGATGCACGACGAAGAGATGCAGATGCGCCGCGAACTGCACCAGCAGGCCATGCAGGCGGGCGTGTTCAAGGTGGCGCAGGGCCAAGAGGCGCACGAGCAGAAGCTCGAGGCTACGGCAGCGGCTGCTAAGGCCAAGCCAAAGGGGAACGGTAAATGACCGCGGACCAGATTCTCGCCGCCCATCCGAGTTCGATTATTATCGCGTTGACCGATCCATATAAAAAGCGCGTCCGGTTCGTCCGAGAAGATGAATATGGGCAACACAATATCGACCCGCCGAGTGATTTCAGATCGAAATTTGGAATCTGGAAATTGAAGCCGGTCTATCGCCGCAAGATGGGCCGCGCCGTTGTCTGACGAACTAGCCCTCCAG